CCCGGCGTTTCCGGCATGCTGTGTACTAGACACAACAACGCCGGGCGCTTCGAGTAGATTTACATCCGGTGCTCGAGCCGTTTCGGATGGCACGTTTACGTGCGTTGCAAGTTGGGGTTTACGACATGGTTTATACTTGTCCGAGTCCTAACTTTGAATGTGTGGTATGGCGCTTTCGGGTCCCACCCCTAAGCTCCGAACCAGTGTCCACACACCCTCCGTCAGAGTTTATTTCTTGTGAAGTGGTCCGCAACCCACTAGGGGGGAGCCTCACAAGTATTCGATTTATTGTTTGTTTGATTTTGTTTTTACAGGTTAGCATTTCTTTAGGCAAAGTGCGGCAGCATGCTGGTCAAGCAACCACAGCTCGTACTTCGTCTTGATTTGACGCGGCGACGTCAACCCGATACGCTCAAGGTACCGCTCAATCTCTTCGTCCATGACGCTCTTCGGCTCAATTTCAGTGAGCCAACCATATGCTTGCAAACAGCGAAACATAGGCACGGGGTCCGCGAGAACGCCTTGCGCCAACGCTTGGGCGGCGCCAGTCGGCGCCACAGCCAGCAACTGCGTCGGAAGAACAGCCGAGAGATCGGCAACTGGATCGGCGAAAATGATCTCATACTCGCACACAATGTGTCCGTACGTATAAGCAGTCGCTGAGATCCGATCGAGTGTGCATGTGAATGTGCCTGCGGACATGCTCCGCTTCTCCGCCAAGTAGATGTTACCGGCTCCACCCGTGCTGATGTCATTCGGGGTTTGGTTATAGAGCCAGTTTTCGAGGTCTGCCATACCTCCGCGCATGTTGAACGACACACTAAGTGGCGCCCACGCCGGTCCGAGGACGGCGTTGTCATTTGCGAGGAGAGTACCGTACAGCTCCGCCTCCGGAACAGCGGTATTGGGCGTGCCTTTACCGTTGGTGAGCAGAGAGTTGTACAAACCATCATCCACAACCGACATTGCGACGCCCTGGACCGTGGTCGTCGTCGTTGCCGGCATGTACTTAAAAGTCATCTTGTGAATGTGGGACCGCGAATACAGTCGAGAGAAGGCGGCAGGACGGCCGCCAAGCGACGCGGGTCGCACGGCAATGGAGTGAGGGTAGGACGGGATCGTGATGTTAGATGTCCCCGGCACAAGGATGTGCGCATCACCGACGGCGACAAGTCGCCCTGCGCCTGATGCTGCGCCATCTGCCGTAGACGTCAACGACGCCACGATCAACTGCCCTTTCAAATGCACCCCCTCGCCGTACGGCGTCTGCAGCGCCTTAATGAACGTGGAGTTTGGACCGATGAGAGAAGACATCGCTGGCGCCGGTCCGCCAAGCGGAACGGCGGTGCCGCGCGTGCCTTCCAGGCCCTTCGAGCCCGGACTGTAGTCACCGACAAACGACGCGAAGTTCGGGTCGATCGTCTGCTGGAACGCTCGGTCTGACGCAACCCAGCCTCCCTTACGGTAGGGGGTCTCGGGCATCAGAACAAGCGTACCGCGGTCGCCGACCTGTTTTCGTTCCTCCGGCAACGAAGCGAGCCACCCGCTCTCGGAAGCGGTTTGACTCGGGGGTGGGGGAGCGCCATTCGCACGGCCGAACGCGATGTCATACTTGTCCGGATTGACGAGGACGTCGGGCGTGGCCACCTCCTGCACTGACTTCTTGATCGCTTCATCCACACTATAATGGTTTTGTGTGTACGATGCAAGTTTCTGCGCAAAGGCGGTCACAGCTCCGACGGTAACTCGCAATCCAAGAGAGTTGAAAAGGTCGCGAACGGGTCGTGGGGGGGCGTATCCCACTCCAGGAGCGCCTCGTCCGACAAGGCCGACAGGGTCGTCGGCATGCTGTTGGAACCAGCGCTCATCTTCGTTGTCGATGACGAGACGGTATTGGTGCTCATCGTGTTGATTCTCCACGTCAGCGCCGGCACGTCCCCCAATATCCAGGAGGGCGAAACCGGGCGGCTCTGCGAACACATGCTCGAGGAGAGTTCGAGCATCGCCGGGTCGAGACAGTTTTTCGAGATGTCTGAACTCGTTGCCCGTGGCAGCGTGGCTGGCCCGCACGCTAACACTACGTCGCGGTGCTGCCGCCATGGGAGGCGGGAGCTTCGCTTGCTTAACAGTAGGTTTTGCGGCAGCCGGCTTCTTTGACGCCGCGGGGGCATGCTGAACCGTTTTCTTCGTTGTGTTGTTCGTCTTCTTCATGTACGTGACTGGGTTGTCACGGGCGACTTACGCGTATTACAAATAAATTTAACACTAGTCGCATGCGGCCGCCCACACGGCCGTTACATGAAGTTACTGAGCGGTCCAGGAGTCAACACGCTTTCAGGTTCGAGCGTGAAGATGGCGTCGTCAATCAACGACTCCATAGACTCCTGTTCTCCGGGTGTGATGTCAAATGCACGGAAAAACGAGGTACGACATTCCGGGGTGGGCTCACACGTTCGCGTATGTGCCTCCATTCCGGCAGCCAACATCTGCATTCCGCTACGACCATTATCGTAAGCGGCGCAGCCTTCGTCGGACTGTCGTTGCATGAGCGCGTAAAGGCGCCAAAACACTGGAATGCAGCCGGCTAACGCCAAGCCGCACTCTCCAACGCTATGGCACCAGCGCATCACCTCCTTCTCGTTTTGTACACTAGCTAGGCATACCAGATCCTTATCCACGCAAATGCGGGGGTCACGCACCATGCGGTAACCCTCACCGTCAAATACGGGGGAAGTCTGGCAAAAGCGAATGTGCTCAATCTCTCGCGCAGGTGGCTCCATAATCAAAGTGAAGCCAAAATCGAGCAACCAGGCCGGGAGGCCAGCCAGGTCGGGCAGGGTCTTACGCGCGCAAATGATGGTGAAATCATCACCGTTATTCACGAGCTGGACCATGTCCAACAGCTTGTGGAGCTCGAGATACGAGTAGATCATAAGACACATCAACAGCTTGTTGCCCAAGCTTGTGTTCATGTCACCTGACTTTCGGCCGCCACGAGTTACATAGCGAATCACGCCGTCGGGTGCATAAGCAACGCCAGACGTGCGTAATTGCCAACTCAAATAGCGGCCGAGTTCTTCACGATCGGAGCGTGGGACACAGCGTAAGTACACACTATGTTCGAATCGCAGAGCATCAACGCTCACATGCTGATCGAACCTACGTGCATCGCCGGACCACCCACACGGATCGGGGAACCGGGCCCAAGCACTCGCAAACAGCGTTCCCTGTTCAACCACATTCAGGCCACTGGCAATAACAGTGTAGCCGAAGAGGTGGTTGAGGACGCCGTACAATGGGTGCTCGAGCGGTTTTACGAAACAACCAACTAAGATGTTGTATCGAGGGTCCCGCGGCTGGATGAGCCGCGGAACCGGCACTTTGTGAGTGTCATTGGTCTTCTCAACCTTAATGAACGATCTCACTTGTGCCAACGCGCGCGTGACTACGGATACCTCTAACGACGCTGCAGCCCGCTCATAAATGATCCGACGTGAGTCTCGGTACGAGTCAACAAACTCTGCAAAACTCCAACGTTGGGGCAAAAGCCCCTCCATCATCGGTGTCATTTTCTTAAAAGCGGACGCTAAGCGTGTTCGGAAGATACCTGGCACGGGCGCGGGTGGTGGTTGAAACGCGCCTTTCAACTTGACATAAAAGACGCGTTCCATAATAGCATGTCGTAATGAAGCAAAACAGTTTCGGAAGACGATCCAACTAGTCGCCCCGCAGAGACCTGCGAGGCGGTAGTAAGACTTCTCCTTGATGTTGCCAGCCTGTCGTCGACACTGTACCCCTGGGTGATTGAGCGGAGCCCCCTTGCTCATCACCGCAGTGCGACGTACAAAGCGGCATCAGATGCGCGGGTCGGCCGGCGCCACACGGTTGTCGGAGTATAACTCCTCCATACCCGTGAAACGACGGTACAACTCGCCCTCCGGGTCACTTACAATCCAGTAAACGCCAGCCGCCAAATAAATCGACGCCTGGCACTGTTGTGGTGACATACCCTTCCCAGTGAAGAAGTTACGGAGGTAGCTAAACACAGCATCCCTGTTTGCCGGTGTGTCCGGGGTCCGTTGCCAATTGAATCGGGTGCGGGCGGCAAAAACGCCTTCCATGGCCGCGCGCTCCGGCATCCTCGTCCAGTTGTCCGAATTGTGTGTGCAGTTGAAGGTCTCACCTGCTGCAACACATGCGGCACAGAAGAAGTGGCCGGGAGCGACGTGGTTGGGTCGGGCGTGATCGCCGTCAAGCCACGCAACCATCCGATTCATCCGCTGAGCCAGTTCGCCATCTAATCCGCCGGCGCTGCGCCACTTTCTGACAAGGGCCATGCGGCGGCGGTACTGGCGACGAGCTTCAGGGGCCGGCTGAGCGTTATGGCTCCAGCCGGTTGACAACAATCCAAACCACGAAAGAAAATCATCGAGACGCTGGACGAATGGTAGGGATATGTAAGTCCTTACTGGGATGCCAAAGCTAGCGGGGGTCCAGTAGAGATCAATACAGAGCTCTCCGGTCCACCACCAACGGCGGGTCCACTCATTCTTCTGCGCCATAGGCCGACGGTCGGCGTCGACGACAATGGCCGCTGCGCTCACTACAAGCAGCAACAGCACAACCAACCGCGCGGTATCCCACGCGATCGGTAGCGTCCACACCAGCCAATCAAGGCCGTTCCTCATCCTCTGCAAGCTGCTCCAGTGGACCTCAAAACGACTCGTGCAGTGCCATTTTTCAAGCACAGCAGAGGCATACGTAATGTGCCACAAGCTGGAACGCATCCGCTCGACTGGGTCAAGCGGGCTAGAAGGGAGGTCGATGTCAATCGGCCCACTCGCCAGATAACTAAACCTAGCGGGTCGTACAACGTCAGCCATGGCGAACATGCCTGGGAGTGTCGACACTGGGTGCCAATACGTGGTCGGCTCAATGGTCTCGGCCGCGCGGGGCGCGAGACCAACGCACGCCCGACAACTATATAAGTCGTCGGGCGCAGTGATGGCGCGAATGTCCTCAAAGATCCACCAATCCGGGACAACCGCCAACACAGCGTTGCGGTATGTGTCGCGCGCGAACGAATCCAGCCCGAATTCGGCGTCGCATTGCAGCACATGGCTGGGTACGACGCGCGCGGTGCCACTAAAGGCAAACCACGCTCCTGCGAGCAACACTGCCGCGATGAAGACACGTGATGCTAATACGTGTCCTGACATTACTTGTCAAAGCTCCGCCAATCAGTAGGGGCTGGGTACCCTCTGTATGCCGAGAACGCGTTGGTGCTAAACAACGAATGACCACAACAACCTCGGGTGAGGCTAGTTTTACTATTTAA